ATGTTTACCAAATTATCGTTGGCATCTTCAACTGTCACTGTCGAGGTAAATGTAGATCCTTGATCAATATATAAATTTGCAAATACGGCCATACTTCTCTATTTATAATAATACTATCTTCAATCTATTTTTTTCAACAATTCCAACACAAGATCTTTGAGTTCTTTTACTTCTCCTTTGAGATCATCCATTTCCCCCATCTTCTGTCTTCGCATCTTTGCGGCGTGATACGCATCGGAGCTCACATTGATGATTGCTCCGGATGCGGAATCTCGTCTTAGATTGTGATTTCCTTCAATTCTTTCTAACATTATATAGTAGCAATTGCTCTCAGGTCATTGATAATTGGAACTTGAGCAGGATCAGTAGAAGTCATAACAATTTTCAATTGAAACTGAGTGAAGTCGTTCGTCGGATCGATTTCGTATGAAGCTTCTGTGAAATCAATCTGTTCATCTCCTGTTGTTTCCGGAATTGATGCGGAAGTTAATTCGACCCATGTGGCATCTCTCGCATCATTAATGGCAGGAGTTGCACTTTCAGCATCAAATCTTGCATAAACACGAATCTTTGATCCTTCAGGTTGATTTGCTCCAAGGTAGACATTAAGTTTATCTGCCGGATCATTCAATGATACCTTCTTAGATATATATCTCGCTGTTGCATTTCCACTCGCTGCATTAGTTTCATTTGTTATATCATCATTAATTTTGTTTCCATAACAGATCAATGAAATTCTATCCAAATCAATTGCCGGAGTTAGATATTCATCTTCGGAAGTAAGGTTTGCATTCAATACAAGATTAGATGCACTAGTAATTACTACACCCTCTGGTAAATACAGATGAGTTCCATTTGGATTCAACTTATAAGTATTGGTTCCAGTTGACACTCCAGACGTATTGTTTCCTGTAATTGTCAATGTATAGTCAATTGAAGTCTTCGGAAGTATAATTTGGCCGGGCGAGAATTGAACCGAGGTAAGAGTGAAGTTATCCTTTTTAACCGCCAGGAAAGGCCCAGTATTTGTTTGGGTACTAGAATTAGAACCAACGGCTCGTGTTCTAGTTGATTCACCAGCTGCGAGGAATGTATGAACATTTAAATTGAATTTAATGTCTCTTGTTTGTACTGGTGTCCAAGTAGAAGCATTAGAACTACGGAATGCAACTCCAAGATAAGGATCTTTAAGTATTCTTTCTCCGCTTGTTACATCCACATTTCCAGTTTCACTCATCCAAACTCGATAATCCTTTGAATTTGATCTTACAACAAAGGCATATTCCTTATCGGCTTCCAAATAAACCGCTGAATCGAATGTAAATGTTGTTGCGGTTGATGCATTAGTGGAGGTATTCACGTTACTTGGTGTAAGAGACTTCGCACCATGTTTAACAATTCGAGATGTTGGTGTACCATTTTCAACTTCGACAATCTGTACGGTAACCGGAAGAGTATCGTTTTTCGCTTGAAAGAAAATATCCAAAGATTTTACGAAACATCCTCTGATATTATCATCTCTAACTGGACTATCATCTACACCAAATCCCGTCACTCTAAACGATTGCGCCAGTGGATCTTCCTGACACCAAACGAATGGACTCCAAGCACCGATGGTGTAGGACTGTACTGTATAAGGATCAACCTCATCATCAATACTAACTTGAACAAATACATCCGGATGATCCGTGAGTCTTAATGTCAACAGTTCGTTTTCATCTACTTCTGCATCTTCGGCGGTAGTAAATGTAATAGAAGCTGTATTGTTATTAACGGTAAAATTACCCGTCAAAGATGCTCCAGTCAAGCCACTCAAATCACCAGTTGTTATTCCAGTTCCACTAATAGTATAAGGAACATTTGTTCCATTCGCAACATTCGTTGTAGTGAGAGTAACCACAAAATCATCACCTTCAGTTACATTATCAAGATCAACTCCCAATGAAAAGGTTGGAACTGGATCAGCAGTAACAGGCTTAAACTCGGGTTCTGGATTTGTGATAAACCTTATCGGTGCCACCGGGCCCACTTCGGGTTCAGTGGATGGTGTTGGCAATAATTGAACTTCACCATCGGCTGGATCGGTATATTCCATAGTTCCAGAAGCATTATAGTAAGACTGAGCACGAGAAGAAACACTCTTATCATCAACACCATCATTTGTGTCTGTAAGGACAAATGTCTTTTTTCCAATTGGAAATCTCACGACAGTATTATTAGGAATAATAAAATATCCTTCAACTGTTCCAGCAGAATCTGTAGTCAAATCTCGGCGGGCATCACTTACGGCATTAAATGCTTCGGCTGCATTTTGATCGTAAAAGTCTTTTCTATTAGTTTCTAAAACATCGCGAAATTGAAAATCACTGAAACTCGTAGCATCGGGAGAATTATCACCATTGAGTGTGGTTGCGTATCCCGTAATATTGGTTTCATCCAAGTAAGCATAGTGACGTGTATTAGGTTTTAATCCCGTCGCTTGAAAATATATTCTTCTTGACCTAATGAAAGGAATAATTGTTAGTTCCTTTTTAGTTGGTTGTTGTTTTCTAAACGCTGGATGAATATCATCACTATTGATGTAATCACGAACGTTATCGGCTTCGGTTGCCAATTTTTCATTATCGGGTTCTTTGTCTGCTCTTCTTTCAAGTGCAGCCAAATATGGCCCAGACAACAACGAGCTCATCCACCAAACTGCCTCGGCGGTCTCAGCATCCTGACCATCAATTGGTGGTGCTACATCATGTGTGGTTGTAGTCCATTCCGTTTCGAGAGTTCTAGAACCATCAGATCCAATTGTAATATTGTCGTAATTGTTATCATCATTTTCAATAACATCTGGTCTTCTTCTTACTTCAACCCAAACATCATCGGATGGAGAAAGTTTGATAAGGCCGTGATAGTTAGTAACGTCGTATGGTATAACAGACTCGTGTACAGCAGCAAATCTCTGTTGAACGAGAGTTTTTGTAGTTACCGAAGGAAGTCGAACATAATTATCTGGACTTGTGCCATCTATTCTCATTTCGACCTGATTGATCGAAAAACTTGGTCGAAGTTGACCTCTTGTTTTATCGATAGAACAAACATGCTTTGGATCAGTTACATCCGCACGATTGTGTCCGGTGAAACTGTCAACAAAAATTCCATTTTTGAATCTTGCGCCGGCCGAGTCGAATATTTCCTTATCTGATGCTTGTTTTTCAAGAAGAGATAGTGATGTATAATATTCAAGATTGGATATTCTCTTTTCAAGAGCTCCAATATCTCTCATTGTAAAACGACGATGATCAAAGTATTCTTTGCGAATCGCCTTGGCATTAAAGGTGTATGCCGGAACATATAAATTATAAAGAACCATTGACCCCTTTGTTTTTTCGGGAGGAATTGGGTTCAGTTGAGAAACACCCTTCTTAACCAAAAATTCACCTTGTCGAGTAACAATGAGAGAATCATATCTTGGAAGATAGTAATCCAATATAGTGGTTATCTTACAGTTTGGATCTAAAGTAGTTCCAGAAGAACCACGAAAATCAAATACATCCGAAAGTCTTTTTCCTTTGTATGTTGGAAATTTTGCGTAATCTAATGTAGATTCGTATGATTCAAAAGAAAAATAATCTCCAGAACCGTGGACAAAGTGTTTAAAATTGATGGTTATGTTTCCTTCAATAGTGGTATCACCAATGTATGTCAGTGTTCCATTTTGATAAGAATCATCTCTTTGACCGTTGTCCAAAACGAAATCATCAAGTGTGATAGTTTCTTCGGGACTGTTGAGATTTCCGGTGCCGGGGGAGTCGTCTCCTGTGGTGATAGATGTAATTTCTACAATGTCACTCACTCCAAGATCAATTATTTCACCAGTAGTGATACCGACTGGAGAAGGAAGATTAACAACACTTGCAGTCGTTAATGTTTTTGAAGCAAGCGAGAGAGAAGTTTTTACAGACGCAATCGCAGTTATTGCTTCTCCGCTAGAGAGCCCAGTGATGTTGCTCATTGTTATTTGAGCTCTAGTATCAGAAAGAAGAGTTACATCTGTTACCGTTCCAAAAGTTGTACTATTTGTGATGAGATAATCATTTGGATTGGTGCTTGTGAAACTTTCACCTGATCCGACATTTTCTAAAATAATTATTCCACTAGGATCAAGGGGGCCACTTGAGATATCGATAGTATAATCTCCTGCTACACCGGAAGTGCCTTTGAATTCTTTTCTCTGTACAAATTCAGTAGATCCAGTATTGACACCATTAACTAGTCTTCGAGGAAGTTTTACAATCTTGTTAGAGAGTTTATTACCTCTTACCTTAAAGGTTGGATCGATAGGTTTGAATTCTGCTTGTGGAGAAACCGTTGCATCTACAATACTCGTCGAGGCATTCACTTCACTATATGTTGCGGTGCCGAGAGTAAAATAAAGTCTGTAAATTGTATCCAATCCAGTTCCTCTTATCTTTTCTATGTTTGTCGGAATAATAGTTGCTTCTGGTGAAAATCCACCGACAATATAACTTGATGCTGGACTATTGTCTGACTGAATATCGGGAAGAGTTGCGTCCGTAAACTTACCTTCTATATAAGTTCCAACTCCGGAATTCATTGATACGGACTCCCCTGTTTTAGTATCACGAGCCTTGTCGGTCATGATACTAAAACGATTCATAATCTGTGTTCTTTTCCCTTCAACATAAGCAACGCCGGGATTAACATCAACAATATATTTACTTTTCAGTGTCGTAATGTCTGATCCAGTCGCCTCATATTTTCCGTTATTTCCTAACTGATCATTATAGGCTTCACGAGTCTCAATGATAAACTTATTCAGAGTATAGTTTCCGCTTTCTTCGGAAGTTCTCTTCGCAAGAGTATCACCAAGTGTTCCCTGATTACTTGAGTATTTTGTGGAAAGAGGTTGAATTTTCTTTCCGTTTTGTAGAGTAAGAAGAGTTACAAATTCGGTTGAAGATGCTCCGGTGAGATCAAAGACTTTTCCAGAATTATCAGAAATACCTGAAATGCTTGCTTGATCGGTTAGGACAACCAATGAAAGAGTGATTGCATATCGATCTGCACCGGCCGCTGATGTATTTGGTACTCCGGTTGCATTATCAAAAAGAGAACTGTCATCCGAAGTAGTTTTAATCGATTCAGTAATCTTAAATGCTACTCGGCCATTAATTTTTGTATCAACATTCGGTCTTATAATAATAGTTTCAGTTTCCTCAACATTGACAAAGTATCCTCCAATAAAATATACACCCTTATCAACATGGAGTTTTGTTGCGAATCCACTAGCCGAAACTGTACCTATTGTAGTTCCGGTAGAAACCGATGTGTCGGTTATTGCTGTTTGAGCTCGAATTGTTTGATTAACACCAAATATTCCCTCATTCGCGGCCTTTTTCGTGTAACGAAGATATAGTCGATATTTTGTTTCACTAGTAGTTGTAACCAACGCCTCAAAATCAACTACGTCAGCAGTAAGACCTACCAAACCATCATCTGCATCAATGAGTGAATCAATTTTCTTCAAAAGACCTACTCTTGTAAGAACATCTGCGGCGGTTGGTGTGCTGCTACCAATTTTGAGGTCGGCATGAGTTAGTGTTATGTCGATGTAGAAAAGATTTCCATCAGTCGTGACATCTCCATCTAAAACTCGACTTCCATCCGCAAAGATGTGCGATCCAAATCGATCCACCTGAGTCTGTAGAAGAGTCTGTAGTTGATTGAGCTCGCGAGTCTGTACCGGAAGGCCGGGTTTAAAGAGTATTTTGAGGTGTCCTTTTGCTTCGTTGCCTGACGATACATAGTCGTCAAAATATGGTGAAGATTGGTAGAGTGTAGTGTTGATAGCCATAGGTCTTTAGAATTGTAAAACTATTCTTACTTTATCATTTTGTGAACTGGATCTTGTTATAGATGTTCTGTTATCGAGCATAAGGACTTCTCCGCTGAGATCCAATTGCGAAAGTGTTATCGGTGAGTTGAGAGGTGAGTGATCAAGAGCGTTATCGTAATGCTCAGAGTCAACGATAGAAGTGTAATCAAATGTAGTTGAATTGTTAGGTTGTTGAACCCCACTCGCATTGAAAATCTTAAGTGTTCCGCTCAGAGGAAGAAGATCTTGTGTTACGGTGCTTGAACTGTTCTGATGAAAGTAGATCTTATCGGGTGTTCCACTATCATCTATATAATCAATCCAAGCCTTCTCTCCAGTTGTAGTCTTTTCGACATACCATCCACTGGCGGGTGTGAGGGAAGAAAGATCTTCGGATCCATCCATAAGAATATATGAAAGTGAATCTATTGTTCCGTAGGATTCGGGTGAATCATTTGCGGAATCGAATTTAGGACTTTTAATAATCGATACTTGACGAAAGGTAAGATCAACTGAAGTTTCTCCATTATCCGTTCCATCAAAATCTGAAGATACTCCAAGATAGTATGCCGGGAAAACATCAAGGTTGTTTGCACCAAATCCATCGGCGGGAGCGATCAAAGGTTGAATCTCTGCTTCAACATATGGTGAAGAAGTTGTTGGAGCGGTAGTGAAATCAATACTTGCTTTAAGTATTCCATTTGTACTTCCAACACCCAACGCAACAAAGTCCGTAAGAGTCAATGCATCGGCCGGAGAATCACCACTGAAGACTGATGTTACCTTTTCACCCGAAACAACAATGTGCAAGTTCGATGTAGCAGTTGTCCCGTCTATTTGTGTGTATCGAAGAGTCGCCGGATAAATTCCATTGGTGTATCCACTTCCAGCTGAAACGATCTTAAACCCATAGAGCAAACCCTGTGTTGAGTTTGCGGGCGGTGTGATGTTGACGGGAATCTCAAAGAAAGTCGAAGAGTTTGCGAAATCACTTCCGGTAGGAACCTCTCCTATTCGAACCCACATGTATCCATCAGATCCTTGTGTGACTTCTCCATCTACGGTTGCGGAAGGACTATCATAAGAACTCTGAGGAGCGACTGTGCTATTGGCTCCACTGTTATTGTCAAGACAAAGATAAAGATATCCATCAGTACCAATTGCGTAACATCCCCGAGAGGTTAATGTACTACCATCATAGGCAATGTTGAAACATGTGCGATCAGTACGATCATATCTTTTCCAAACATTACCGGAAGACCATGTTTGATTTGTCTTGGGTAGAAGTCTTTCGATGTTGGTGGAAGAAAGAAGTTTCATTGAGATGAGATTCTGAATCGCATCCTGTCTTTCAAGTTCACTTCCGGTTGGAGTAGGAGGTGTTGTCTCATCAGACCACGGATCACTCTTACCAATACCGATGTAATATCCGCTTGCTTGTGTGAGAGGTGAATCAAGTGCTAAAGTGTTTACGTCTGTAACGAATGCATTTGCATTGTTCTTCCGATGATCATCTGTAATTATCGCGGGCATATTCTTTTATTTATATTACTTCTATCCACCCTGGCTGATGAGTTGGTGTATGATTTGATAAACCTGTGTAAAGATCCTGAACCCAGTTAGATTCTGTAGTTGTGAAAGAAGGAACGGTTGTCCTATCTGTTCTTAGGGCTCTGGACTCAACTATCAAATCGGGAAAGAGTTTCAAACCAGCTGGATGAACCAATTTAAGATAGGCCCGATTCCATCGATCATATGATATTCCACTGTTGATCACGTAGGAGTAGTTTTGCCATCTATCTCCATTGTGTAAACGATTATCATAGGATACGTAACTTTTTCTACCAGCGGATGTACTAAAAACCCTTTCCGAAGGATATTCAACATTTACTTCTTCATCAAAAAAGAGTTTAAAGAAGATTCGAATACTATCCTGAGATCCTCTCGCCTTGTAGAATTGTACTATATTACGAAAGAGTTGTCTATTCTCTAAAACATCAGAGTTTGGTATGTCTCTTGCAATCTCTTTCTTGAGATAATCAAGGTAAGCTGTGTCAATAACATCGATATCGTGCTCATGTGAAATACGATTGATGATATTGGTAGGTTTATCCTTTTGGTTTAGATACTCATAATAGTCCTCCAGAAACGAAACTAGGCCGTCTGTACCATTACCCGTAACAGTAGACCGAAGTTGAAAGGGAAAGAGTGAAGTGACTCCTTCTTTTTCTCGGTTGTGAAAATCTACTCCTCCTATTGTTTTTTGACGGTGAGCCATTACTTATCTCTTGAAACTGTTGTGTATTCTGATAGGAAACTCGCATCAGGATCTGCGTCCACCTGAGTTTCACCAAGATCAAAGGAAAGAACTTCTCTTCTCTTAGCGAGAACATCATCAGATGCAGGTCTTACCTTTACCTTTATTTCGGTTGTCTGTGAAGATGGTAGATTGTTCAACTGAAGAACACCAGTTGCAGGAAATAGGAATCCAGCGTTTTGAACTACCTTCTCGACTGTACCATTCGCTCTTCGTTTAAAAACAAATATCTTTCTTCTTTCGGTGTCACCAACAATCTTCTCATCTCCCAGTTGAACATTTGAACCACTATACGTCCAAGAAGTTGATGATATCATTGATTCTGTCTGATCAATACGACCATCAAGAGCAAAAGTGAAATCTATGCTGTCGTTTTCACTTTCATTTCCAGTAACAGTAATTGACAGTTTCTTGTATGCATATATTCGAGCAACCGAGTTAAGGATCGCGGCGTTCGTTTGATCAATGTCTTTAAGGAAAGTAGAGTAACGAAATACTCCGCTAAAGTTGTTCAGATTATTTTCGTTAAATGCAACAATACTATCTCTAACATCTGTTTCCAACTCTTGTTCTGTTTTATTGGTAAGAGTCGGGTTGTATTTAAAGAAAACTTCAGCATAAAGGAAAGTGTAAAGAGGATCTCTCAATTTTGGTTTGATCGCAATCACTTTACGATCATCCAGAAATGCTTCGACTTCATCCTTTTCGGTATCTGAAAGTGTTAATTGATTAATATCGAGAGGTCTAATTGAAACATTCACTTCTCCAAAGTTAGGAATGTCATTGTCTTGACCACCCCAAACGGCAACATCTTTTACGTTTGTGATGTTTTGGCGAATAATTGTCTTGTAATCTTCGGCAGTGACAGCCCTATTTTGTGAAACAAAACTAAGAGGAGCGTTGTATTTAATACTTGCAAGGGATTCTCTTTCTTCTCCCCCCTGAGACTTTACCTTGAGAGTAATTGTAGATGTTCCATCAATTATTGCATTTGCTCCACTAGCATAAGTAAACAACCGAGCTCCATTGGCCGGTGCTCCATCGGTAGTAATGAAATCTATACGAACCGTGTCTAAAGGACTTAAACTTTTACCGAGAACACCATCGCCAAATGTTACATTGTAATATCCATCTCCATTTTCATGAAGAAAATAAATTTTACTTGTACTATCAATGTTAGTAAATGTAGAAAATTTTGTATATGTTTCCGGCGTTGCATTGTTCGTTGTAGGAAAAACCTGTACCGTTAATTGTGATATATCAACATTATCATAACCAATAAGAAACTTTTGATATATCGAATCATCAACAACATATTCAATTCTTTTTCGTGTTGATTGGTAAATTTTTAGATTGGTAAATTCAAATTTATTACTATCTGACAGCGGAGCAGTAACATTTGAGAGTGTTTGAAATGTGAAATTTCTATCATCAATCGTGGTAGTAAATTTTGTACCAGTCGGAAGTGTATAATTCTCAGCACTAGAATCTCCTTTTCGAGTAAAAGTCACATCTAATGTTGCAACTGATGCGGTTTTGCTTGATGGTGTATAACCCAAAAGTTTTGCCCGTGAAACAACATTTGCTCTTAACTGTGCGGAATCCAAAAAGGATTCATTCATCGCCATATGAGCATTGACCGCATTGTAGTGTGTGTTGTACGCTAATACATCAAGAAGCGAACTGAGGCCAGACCCTTCGAAATCCCAATCGGTAAACGCACTTCCGGTTCTTTGGAAATGGTTCTTGAGGTTTGTCTTTATCTGATCAAAGTCAAGTTCTGTAGTATTAAATTGGGACATATTATCTGAGTCTCTGTAAGTTAAAGGATATTTCGGTTTCGATCTGAAGGAATATTACGGTGAATGCAATATTGACTATATACTCATTCTCCTCAGAGTTATCAAAAACCTGAACATTCACACCCGATACTCTTGGTTCATAATTTTTTAGAACTTCAAGTATTTCATCACGTATTGCGATTGCCGTAAACCTGTCGGCAGGTTCAAAGAGTTTTGAGGTTACATTACCACCGATTTCTGGATGAAAGGGTTTTTCAAAAAAGTTAGTGAGAACAAGGTTTTTTACGGATTGTTTGACCGCATATACATCCGTAAGTGGATTAATATCTTTGCTATTTCCATTTTCGATAAAATGTAAATTGAGATCCGAATAGCCACGTTGTGTAGACACATTTGATGCTCCACCTCCAACTCTCTTATTGCTGTCTACAATCGCCATGATATCTATTTATATGTTTTACCTCTAAGAATTCCAAGGTAAAGATTCTTTTGATATAACTCTTTTTATTGGCCGAGATGCAAGAATAGACGAAGCAATAGAATCGTTTACGGTTGTTCTAAAATCAGCATCGTTGTCGTACTTTGTCCGGACAATTGCAATGGCGTCTGATTCGCTCATAGAATCACTCCAAAGAACTTGAGGTGAAGAATCATGCAACATAAAAAAGTCTGAATGGGAAGCGGTTTCCTCTGGACTTGCGTCATTGGTTCCGTGTATGGAGTATTTGATGTGTTGAATTACCTCATCACTTTCGGCTGTTTGTTTTTCTGTTACTATACGTAATATTTCGAATGTATATATCATTATTCAGGTGAGTTATTGAAATGATCGGTTACTCTTTGTATGGCGGTTTGAAGGGGTGTAATGTCATAAGAAGGAGAATCATTCCACAATCCTCTTGCAATTACCGTTTCAAGATGACCTTGAGAAACTCTTAATTTTTCTTCTGTAACAGCTGGAGGAGAAATCAATGGTTCAGGACTTCCATCACCATCAAAGAAACGATTAATAGTAGTAACACTATGGAGGGCATTATTATACATCTCTTGTATTTCCGTAGAAGTGTATACTGTTTTTGTGGATCCTTCCGGACTATCTAATTGTACTATTTCTGGCATTTTATGATTGATTCAATTGTGATTTAAGTTTTTCGACTTCAGCTGAGAGTTCCTTGATCGCATTGACTAGAACCGGAACAAGTCTCTCATACTTAATACCCATCGCTGTTTCGTCTTCATTAGTATTTACTACAAGTTGACTGTCTTTAGTTTGACTATAACCAAACTCCTTTTCAATTTCTTCAACTTCTTGAGCAAGGAAACCGAGATGTTGACGTGCTTCTTTATGAGTTCCATCTGGTGTGATAGAAAGAATATCATCATTCTCCTTAGTAATATACCTAGACCTCTTATCCCAACGATAAGTAACTGGACGAAGCTTATTTACAAAGTCTAATCCTGCCGAGAAATCTTCGACATCTGTTTTATCTCGTGCGTCGGAAGATGAAATTGTCGTATCGGCACAATAAAGGTCGCTGATGTTGTTGTCACCTAGACAAACAATGTTACTGCCCGTTGTTATTATACCCGATGGAGATGTAGATCTACCAGCATTATGACCTAGTAAAAGATTATTTGAACCAGTTGTTTGATCGTACCCAGCATGACGACCAACCATTGTATTACTTTCGCCGGAAGTATTTGTGTACCCAGCTTGAAATCCAACCATTGTGTTATTTGCACCAGTGGTTGAAAGTCCGGTAGTTGTTCCAATGAATACATTATCATTATTGGTAGTAACTGATAAGCCCGCAGAATGACCAATCGCAACATTGTACAATCCGGTACTTTGATTAAGAAGAGCCTGATAACCAACCGCCGTACTTATGGAGGCTCCGGTATCATTTTGAAGTGCCTGATATCCAACGGCAGTTTTAGCGCCTCCAGTTATGTTAGCATCCAGGGCTTGATAACCAACCGCAACGTTGTAGTCTCCGGTCGTGGTTGAATCAAGTGAGTTTCGACCGATTGCGGTATTGTTAAGTCCGTCAGTCAAATTAAATAAAGCCTGTCTTCCAACCGCGACGTTTGCCTCGGCGCTTGTAGCGGAGTACAATGCTTCAGTTCCTATCGCGGTATTCGTCCCTCCTGAAGAGATATTGTTTCCAGCACGAAACCCAGTCATCACATTGTATGATCCACTACTGACATCGAAGCCGGATTCATAACCTAAAGCGACATTGTAATTTCCGGTTGTTCCAGTTCCGCTTGGGCCATGCAACGCTGATCGGCCCATTGATATGTTGCCAACACCACTCTTTGCTCGCCGCATAGCATAAGGGCCAATCGCGACATTACTAGCCCCCGTAACAAGGCGGGCCGCTTCCCCTTCAAACGTGTTTCGTCCAATTCCAACAGAATCGTTTGCGGTTTGTAAATACAAACCAGATTGATAGCCAATGCAGGTGACACCCGCCGAAGTTGTGTGACTCGTCATAGCCTGACCACCAATACCAACATTCCCAACTCCCGTACAAGTTCCAACCGGGCCGTTTCCTGCATCATAACCAACCCAAACGTTTGGGGCACTGCTACTCGGATCGCTACCAAGACCCGCATAAGTTCCAACGGCGGTGTGGTTACTCGCAGTTGTTAAAGTATCCATTGCTCGATAGCCAATTGCGGTATTGAGCGTTCCGGTTGTACATTGCTCTAAGGTCTGATAACCTACGGCAGTGTTAACACCACTCGTCGCATTTAAGCCACTTTGTGATCCAACAAAGACATTGCCACCACTCGTCATGTTTTCTCCGGCAGACGCTCCGATAGCGGTGTTATGACTAGCAGTTGTTTGATCGTATCCAGCGGCACGACCAATAAGAGTATTGTAGTCTCCGGTTGTTAAATTGAGGCCACTTTCAGAACCAACTAAAGTGTTTCTAAAACCATCAGTTACTGCAATACCACTACTTTTACCAATAGCAACATTGTTGTATCCACTTGTGAGCGCTTCAAGGGTGTCGGCACCAACAGCAACATTTTCGTATCCAGTTGTGTATGATTTAAGACTATCGAGCCCAATTCCAACATTGGTGCCTCCGGTTGATGATGCATTGACGCCAAACCCTGAACTTAGCCCGATGAAAGTATTGCTATTTCCAATCGTATTCGCACCAGCATATCGACCCATTAACGTGTTGTAAGATTGTGTCGTTATATCAATCCCAGCTTGATAACCAAAGGCTGTGTTGTAGTTTCCGCTAGTAACGCCACTTAACGCATAGATGCCTGCTCCCGTATTTTGGATGCCGCTCGTTAAAGCGTCCATCGCAGCAAACCCAACTCCCAGATTTTGATCGGTGTTGTCGGATATGTCTATACGGTTTCTTCTAAAGCTGGCGATGCCAGACGAGTTAATTGTTAGATCCGCACTATTGTTTGTACCAATCAACACACTTTCTGGATACTCGTTGATAAACTCAAGCGAGTTGGTGTTGTTGGCATAACCAATTCGGCCGTTGACCCCTCCACCATCCTGCTTTAAGACGATCCGAGCGTTGTCTGTTTCTGTTACATTATCAGTATCTGCTTCAATTGTCAGAATCGTTGGGCCGGTTGATGACAAATGGAGGAGAGAGGAGGGCGACGTAGTGCCGATGCCCAAATTAGAACCTTTACCATAAAGTGTGGGGCCACCAGAGCCAAGTTTCAGTCCACCTTCGGCAGTATTACTTGTACCATATAATCCTCCAGTATTTACAACATCGATATCAACCAGTTTAGAGTCATTCCCGATAAGAAAAGCATCTCCACTATTGGCACCCGCCGCACCCTTGATTGTACCATCAACACTTAAATCACCTGTAAAATCACCATTTCCGCTAGTGTTAAGAGTAAAGATACGCGAACCCGAATCAACGAACTGTAAGTTGCCCCCACTATTCGTTGTGAGATCATCAGGCGACTCATATATAGACCAACCACTACCACCACCAAAAATTATTCCTTCGTCGGGCCCGGGATCTTGAATCGTCAATGAATTCACTCCCGTGATGTTGTTATTGTTCATGTTTAGAGTTCGTGTGAAATCTATCTCAGCGGTCGCAAATGTGGCGTAGGCAGTAGCCGCACTCGCAGACCTGAAATTATGAACATCGGCGTCGTAGTAAGCATCGTTGGCCAATGAGGCATGTGACTCTCCATATAACTCAATATTAGCACCGCCCGAGTTACCACCCTGCAAAATTACATTACCACTCGCGTTTCCACTTTTTACCAGAGGTGTGAGAACGGCCGAGGTAATTTTTCCAATTCCTACAACGTGGAGAGCATCTGAAGGATCGTCAGTGCCTATGCCGACGTTGCCGCCGTCGGGTTGCAGAACTAGATCTTTTGCAGAGTTTTCAGCGTTGTTTGTTGACTGAATCGTGGCATACTGAGCCACTCCAAGTTCATAATACGCACCAAGCACCAAGCGCTGGTCGAGGTTGTCTATGCCAATCTCTGTGCGATTCCCGTCAGAGTCTCCGTGAACGGAAAGCTTATGACTTGGCGACGTAGTGCCGATGCCAACGTTTCCGCCAGACAAAATATTTAAATGATTTCCATCTCCAGCGCCTAAATATAACGATCCTGTGCTTTTTCTGTTTCGGACATAAGATGTTCCACCGCTCTGCTGAAGCAATAAAGAATTAGATCCTCCAGTGTCATCACCGTCAGTTAAATATATTTCTCCACCAGCTCCAGCAGGCCCTTGAACATGAAGCTCTGCTTCTGGCGACGCAGTACCTACGCCGACGTAGCCGTTTTCCTGAAAAGTAACTACTTCAAACTCAGAGCTTGAGTTGTCATAGCCTCCAAGCGTTACCTTGTCAGCCGCCTTGGTCTTAAGATAAAATGTATTGCGTCCAGTTCCTGATACTTCTGACGCATCGTAGTGTCTTAGCTCAACTGACTTTTGCTGGTTGGTCTCTCCGTCAATATAAACCTCAGTGGCTTCAGCACTCTCGGTGTTAATGTGGAGATGACCCTGCGGAGACGAAGTGCCAATGCCTACGTTGCCACCGCTTGGCAGAATGGAAATGTCACGTTTTACACCCGTGGAATTACTATTGTAGGCGTCGATTTGCATCGTGTCTCCAGTAGTAATCTTCAACGTTCTATTGGACGAGGGAACATCTACTTCAAATCCACCATTATTTAAATCACCAGACAATGATGCGTGAATCAAGCTATTAGGCGATGTAGTGCCAATGCCAACACGATCAGCAGATACATCTACAAAGAGTGTGTCTGTATCAAACGCCGCATCGCCACTAATATCTAATGTTCCAGCGATTAGTCCAGCGTCGGTGTAAGTAATATTTCCGGTTGAACTAGCAGTTGCGGTAGTTGTTCCAAGAGCGAACTTATCCGCAGACTCATCCCAGATAAACAATGCGTTGTTACCAGTTGATCCTCTTTCAATAATGATTCCAGTATCATTTGCATTACTTGTAACACCCGAATTGAGCTCTAAAAGATTATCGGTTACGGTTGTGTTGGTTGTATTAACGGTTGTGGTTGTTCCGTTG